CCGCCGCCGAATCCCTAGCCGCTGCTACTGGTGGCGTCGTCGTGGCTGAGCCGCATGAATCCGAGCGCCTGGCCGCGCCGCTCACCGATGCGCAAAAGTCCGTGGCCATTTCGATGATCTCCAGCCTGAGCGCTGAGGCGCGCAAGGCGTTTACCATCAGTTTCCGTGACGCTTTCCGGGTCCCGCGGGAAGCGAAGGCGATTGCTCCCCTGATCACCGAAGTGCGGCACCTGGAGTTTTGCGACCGCTGGAGCATTGAAGCCGCCGGTGGGGTAGCACCATGAGCCGAGCGCAAAACCGGGCCCGGCTCACCCAGGCCCTTGATTTGGTCACCTTGGCCGCCGACGACTATCAGCTGGACCTGCAAACCCGAGTTGATGGTGGGCTGACCCAGGGGATCATTGGCCCGATCGGGATCGGCGCCACCCTTGCACTCAGTCGAGACATTGACACCCTGGAGCGCATCCAGCGCGAGCTGGTTGTCCTGCTCGACAGCCGCCCGCTGCGCCCTGTGCCCAGCGCCAGCCACCCAAATGCCGCATGAGCCAAGCCGATCAGACGCCTAAACGCAAGACTCGGCGGCCGTCACTGCCGGCCCCCGCCAGTCCTCCCACCACCTACGGCCAGCGGGTCTACGGGCAGCGACAGGAACCAGCCGAGGGCAGCATCGTCGTCGTGGTGACGCTGCGCAAGGACGCCGGCGCTGCCGTCCTTGATCTGGTCACGCGCCACGGGCTCAGCCGCTCCGGCGCGGCCCACCATCTGATCCGCATTGGTGCGGGTCTCAAGCCTTTACCCCCTCTGGATTGATGACATCCGAAACTTTCTACAGCCCCAAGGCTCCGGTGCGTTATGCGCATCTGATCACGGCTGAACTCTACAAAGAAAAATGGAATTACAGCGTTGAACTGATTCTTGACGACAACAACCCAGCACACAAAGCATTTTTAGCCAATCTTGAGGCCGAGTTTGTGTCGCTGCACGGCGCCAAGCGCGACCGCGCCAAGGGCGGCGAGCCGTGGTCAAGCATTGGCGAAGGCAAGACCCGCGTTCGTTTCAAGGCTCGCCGCTTTAAGAACAGCGACGGCACTTTTAGCAAAGGGCCGCGGCTGGTTGACGCAAAAAAGCAGCCATGGAACGGCCAGGAAATCGGCAACGGATCTGAAATGATCGTGGGATTCACGATTCGCGACTGGACCGACGACGGCGCCGGCATCACGCTGCTGCCCAAGGCCTGTCAGGTGGTCAGCTGGGTTCCCCGGGAAGACGCTCGCGAGCAGGTCGCCGAAGGCTTTGAGGAGCAGGAAGGCTACAGCGTGGCCGCCGACACCTCCGGCTATATCGATGAGTTCGCCGACGAGGAGGCCCCTTTCTGATGGACGACGCCATCCTCAGCGACATCATCGAAGCTGCCCGATCCCAGCCGCCCGAGCTGCAGGGCCGCTGGATTGCCGAGCGGGTCATCAAAACGCAGCGGGCAACAGACGCGGCGATCAGCGATGAAGCTCTTCAAGCCGAGCTTGACGCATGGTTCCAGCTTGAGTACGGGCACCTGCCGGGTCAGATCGTCACGGCCTGGGCTGTCGGTTGGGCCCGTCACCTGCTCAGCGGGGTGCGCCATGCGTGACCCCATCCGTCCCAATGGCGCCGACGCGGAGATCGTCTCCCCAGAGATGGAAGCCGCCTACCAACGGCGGTGCCTGCGCGAGGGCTATTGGCGATTGCCGATCCCCTCAACCTGGGCAGGCAAAGCCGCTGCCCGACTGCTCCGAATGTTCACAGGAGGCAATCGCCATGTATGACGAGTATGCGAAGCAGTTCGCTATGGCCATTCTGCTGGCCATGACTGCTTTAGCGGTAGCCCTGCTGTTTCACTCCAGCCCTGCGGCGTTGTTTCTGGCCATCGGCCTGGCCGTGGCGGCGATATTGGCGCTTCCCTCGCCGCCCTGAAGCTTGGCCTCAACCAGCGGCGACGACATTGTTACCCACTGGCTGGCACAGGCCGGCCGGGTTGCAATGCTGACCCCCGCCGAGGCGATTCACCTCGGCGGCATAGTCCGCCGGTGGCAGGACTGGGAGCCCAGTCCTGATCATGCCCCTGAAGCGGTCCGCCGCCGGGGGCTCCGAGCCCGCAATCGGATGGTGTCAGCCAATCTGCGCCTAGTGGTTTGCGTTGCCACAAAGCGCCACAGCCACCGGGCACCGTTGGCTGATCGGCTCCAAAACGGCACGATCGGGCTGGCGCGAGCCGTTGAAAAGTTTGATCCCGCCAGGGGTTACACCTTCTCCACCTACGCCTATTGGTGGATTCGGCAGCAGATTGACGCTGGAGAGCTTGCTGAAAACGCCATCTATTTGCCTGCTCCCGCCCATGCCGCCGTGCGGGGACGGCGCAACGGGACGTGTTCTCCTGCCAACCTGGAAGCCGCCCTGGCCACAGCGTCGCTGCTGTCGCTGGATTCTCCGGTTCCCGGAGATCGTGACGGCAACCTCTCAACGCTGATCGACATTCTGGCCGCTGCAGAGCCAGAGGCGGGCTTTGATCTCGACGAGCTGGAAGCGCGGCTGGCGCGCCTAGATCTGATTGAGCAGCGGCTGATTGTGAAGCGCTGGGGGCTGGACGGCCCGCCTTTGACTCTTGCCCAACTGGCTGCGCTGGCAACGGTCCCGCCTCGATCTTTCGTCTCCATCCCAAGGGTCAAGCTGATCCTGGCCCAGGCGATGGCGAAGATGCGACGGGAAGTGCCGTTGGCGCCCACGTTGACCCCATGGCGGCCGGAAGATTGCTGCCAATTGAGTCTCACTCTCCCAACCCCAACCGCTCCCGCACCTCAGCCGACCACTGATGGTGCCGATCGGTTGGCGGTTGGTTGACGATCTCGCGCAGCTCCAGCTCCTGCACGCGGGCCAGGGCCTGGCGAAGCAGGTGGTCCATGGTGGTGAGGTGCACCAGCGACGAATCCAGCCGCGCCTCAAGATCATGCCGATGCATTCGGGGAATTGCCCGCCGGGCCCTTTCCAGCTCCAGCTCCCCGCTCAGACTGAGTTGAGTGTTCAGCCACCAATTTTCCATGACCACCGCAGCAGCTCAGCCTCCTCAGTCTGATGACGCCACCCTGCGGGCCAGCGTGGACGAGGCGGGCGGTTGCTGCTGGGAACTCTGCGCGGCCGCTGGGTGCCTGCGGGATCGCAGCAGGCTGGAGCTGATGCGGCGCTGGGGCCAGCGTCAGCGCCCAGCCTCTTGCCAGACCGACACGTAGAGGGCCCCCATCTGAGCCAGGGGAAGCACTCGATCTCTAAGGTCTTTGTTGTGCATCCGGATACACCCAAGCGTTGGGTGGAGCGGCTGCAGCGGCAGCCAGGCGCCAGGCCACCCGCAGGCAGTGCCACCACCATGAATCATGATCCCGTCCCGACCGTCCCGGCTGCCCGGCCCTTCCTGCCCTTCCAGCCCCTCCAGGTCAAACGAGTACCAGCCATAGGAACGGCGCTCAACTGAGAACGTGGTGCTCGGATCAGCCTCGTAATCCCGATAGATAGCGCCGACGCGATACAGCCCCGGCGGGGTATCGCTGCTGCGAGACCTCCAGTCCGTCTCGGTTGACTGCCCCCGCGCCAGTGCCGCCACTTTCCACAGCTGGTGGCCCTTGTGATCAAAGGCTGCGATGGTTTCGGCCCGGTCATCCATCACGAGGTGATGATCGCCGGGTTTGAGGTCGGGTCGCCGCGTTGGCCCCACTAGGCCAACACGCTGGGGCTCGGCCGGCGGCGAGGCCACAGGCACCGGCGCCGCCGGGCTTCCCGTGGACCTCCAGTCCACGGTAAAACCCTGGCGCTGCTCAGGGGTCAGTGCCCGATCCAGAGCCGAGAACGCAGCCAGCTGATGGGGCTCCAGCTTGCCAGCCTTGACGGCGTGCTCGACAGCTGCACGGACTGATGCGGTGGTGTTGGTCATGGGATCACGCAACAGAGATCAAAGAAACGGACACGTCGTACAGGCCTCCGTCTCGGAGCGTTTCCGTGGGAGCACCGGCCCACCGCCAGGCAATTTCAACCGGAACCACGTCATAGCGATTGGTGTGCATGCGCCAAAGCTCCACCGGAATCGTAAACAATCTGGTGGTGCCGTGATCGTCCCAATGGTTGCTGATCTGACGGGCCTTGGTTAGTGACAGGGCCGGGAAGGTCATGCTCACGGCTACACCAACCGCAGAAGCGCCATGCAAAAATCTGGTCTCGTCGCCGTTGTTGAATGTGGCTACATCGATCGGATGTGACCCCAGGTCGTAGGAGCGCTCCAGCGGCTCGATGGAAGGGAAAGCGGCCATCAGAGGGGAGGTGGCAGGGGGATCTCCCAGGTACTGGCGTTCCAGGTCATGGTGCTGGAGCTGCTCACCAGATCGGCGCCATTGTCGATGCAACACACCAGCTCATCGGCGCTGCTGGCGCCGCCGCGGGCCCTGTAGACGATCAGTTTCCGCGCCGTGATGGTGCTGCTGGCCCAGGTAGCGGCCGGGATCGTGAGGGTCAGGATGTGCGTGGTCGTGTTCAGGCTTGCCGTGAGGGTGAGCGCCACGCCCCCGGCGGTATATCCGGTGCCAGTCACCTGATTGGTAATGCTGCTGCGTTTTGAGTGCGTGGCCCGGTTCTCGACATAGCCAGAGGTCACCAGCATGCCTTTGTAGCTGTGCGAGGTGTTAGCGGCTCCGCTGAACACGTCGGCCAGGAAGCTGTCGTAGATGATGCTCGCCATTCAGCCTCGGCAGCCTGAACACAGGCTAGGCATTGGGAAATGGTGCGGGCACGCAAGATAGGCCATTACACTAGTTCCAGTTCCATGTTTACAGTCAAAAACCCCTTTTGAGGTGCCGTACTGATAGTGGGAGCGTAGTATGTTTCAGAATCAAGATCAATCAGCATATCCGGCACGGCCCCTTGCTGCGTGGCCGCTGTTTCGTTTAGTTTGAAACTATCAATAATAAGATCCACGCCTTCCCTTGGCACGCTAACTGGGGAAAGCTCGTCCCAGGTAGCGGCTACAACGTAGTCAACGTCTGCGTCTAAAGTTGGCCCACCAGTAATGTCGAACCAGCAGTAATACGGCGCGACTGTTGAGGTAGTATCTGCGACGCAAGGGGACGATGCCATAAAATCCTGCTGCCAAATAAGAACAGGGCTCCCCCCGTTAGTGAAGTCCCAGATGCCAACTGAGTGATTCAAGGCTGACGGCTGGTTGACACGAGGGGTCGTAGACTCATTAGCTTGCGTTGGCTTGTATATGCCAATACGAGTGAGCCGCCGATCTAATTCCGTGACAAAATGATAGCCCAGAACATAGGGGCCATCGTTTACTTTGAATTCACTTGTTCCTACGACAGGAGCCGTAGGAAATCCAAACACCACCGACTTGGTAGGCGCTGGTCCCACTGGGTTGCCTGGATTAAATGTCGTGGTCGGCGTCCGCCATGCCTTCCCCTGCGCCACCACCAGCCCCCGAGGCTCGCACCTGAACTGACACTGCACCGTGAAGCAATCAACATGCTGGTCCACCACTTCGGGCGGCCCGGCATAGAGCCAGGCAAACCCGGCCGGCGTGCGATCGGCGGCCAGCGTGGTGGTGCTGAACCCGAACGAATCGAAGCCGCTGCGCTGGCCTCGGTAGTGGTTCAGGATCGCCAGGAAGTCGGCCTCTGTAATGTTCACAAATGACGGACTCCAGCGGCCACCGATCTGGGCCGACCCGTGGCGAACCCGAGCCTCAGCACCGTTGAGGCTCAGGTGCGGCGTGGTGGGCCATGCGCCGGGAGTAATCGGCGCCTCGGATGGAATCAGGGAGGGGAAAGTGGCCATGCTCAGGGAGGCGGGGGCGGTGAGTCCATAGGCGGGCCGCCGGTGCCGTAGGGATCCACGCCGCCGCCAGCACCGGTGGCGATCGGCGTTCCACTGGTGCTCTTGGCCGGCACGCTGGTGTCCGTTGCAGCTCCGGCTAGGTCACAGTTGCTGCCGGTTCTGTTGCTGCTGAGAATGATCCCTTCGCCGGTGGCGACGGAAACCGCCAAGGCGATGTGACTCTGACCGCTGAAGTAAACCGGAAAGTGACTAAGGTTTAGTGTTTCTTCGCCGATAAGATTATGGCCGATTGATTCTACTGTGTACCACTTATTGATAACCGACACTTGCTCCCTGTTTGACGTTACCAGCAGATAGATTTGAACAATGTCACCCTCTGTGATGTTCCCGGTCTGTGTGCCAGGCTTCAGCGCCACCGTGGCAGAATGGGTCGAGAGGGTGCGGCGCGTGAACCGGTAGACCCCGACCTTGGCCGCGTGGTTTTCGGTGGTAGCGAACTGCGACAGATCATGCTGCTCGGGTGGCCCCGCTGCGTTGGGATCGCCTACAGGCAGTGTGCGCACAATCGGAACGTCTGCGGCGTCGTGCTGTTGCCGCCAGAGCATCGCCAGCGGGGTAGGCTTGCTGGCGGCTGCACCGCTCCATATGATCGAATAGGACTGGGGCTTGATGTTCGCCTCGGTGAGGATGTGATCTGGCGTAATTGCCGTCGTCTTGATTGTCCCGTCGCCATTTGTGGCCACCAGCGGTCGAAGACCGAACTTGCCGCCCACCCTCGTCTCACGCAACAGGAAGTCAGGCAGGATCTTGATCAGCCAATCTCCCAGGTTTGCGGGGTCTTTAAACTCGCCATTGCACCAAAGGCCGTTGGCTTCGGTGAACTGGGCGGCAGCAATAAAGCTCGGGAAATCGATCATCGCGTCCGGCACTTGGCCGCTTCGCTGCAAGGCCCAAAGCGCTAGGTCGGCGATGTTGTCGGAGCTGTCTACCGTGGAATCCAGCAGCCGCCCGCGCTCCACGATCGTGCCGCCTCTCAGGAAAACGTTCCAGCCGGTACGCCAATCATCAGACCCGCCAGGAACTGTAACACCAGCCTCAAAGGTAGACAGACCCTGATAATTGCCGCCGCCTCCTGTATAGTTTGAAAACGTCGGAACGGTATAACCAGTCTGTGCAGTGGCAAGGTTGCCGGGGGCCCACGATCCGGCACGCTGGTTGTAGTTCTGGGAGAACGAGCCGATTCGGCATTCGCCCAGCCGCACGTCCCGGCGTTGAATATCAGGGATGCGCCCATCCCCAAGCACCATGTGATAGCGGCTGGTGACCGTCGTGGCCGTGTTCTCGAACCTGGCCTCGGTGGCCCGGGGAAACACCAGAACGCCGCCCACGTTGCCGCGCCGCCGGCCCCAGATTACCGGGATCGGTTCGCCCACGACCATGGCCTCCTGTGGCACTTGCAAGGGCGAGTTGCCGGCTGCCGCTGCGACGTTGGCGGGCGGAGGCAGGTCTCCAGATTGAGCAGCAGCAGCGGCCGGGATCGCTGCCTTGGCAATGCCGGCACCTGTGAAGATCGCCCCAGCCGATGTCGATTTAGGCCTGTTGAGGGGCCTCCCGGTTTTGGGGTCATTCAGGTTTGGGTCTTTCCCGTTGCCCTTAACGCTGAAAGTCATAGCCGGCAGGGCACCCCAATCAGCGCCGTGGTAGCCGTCACCGGCGGGAATTGCGCCCCTATCGGCGAGAGAGCAGAGCCCAGCCGCCAGGTGATCTGCGTCAGGGTGCCGGAGGCCCCGACCACCTGGCCCAGGCAACTGGCCGCCAGGGTGTAGGTGATTGGCGGGGTGGAGGCCAACGACTCGTCAAACTGAATCACTCGCAGCCGGGCCACCCATGCGCCCGCCAGCGCCCGCTCAGTCAGCTGAAGCACCGATGGCACCGCCGGCAGGGTGATGCTGGCCTGATCCCCCACCGCCTGGCCGCTGATGAGCCCCGCCCAATCCAGCTGCTGATAGGCCCACGAGGCTCCGTCCCAGCTCACCACCTGATCAATCCAATACGATTGCCAGCGGCTGGAGATCGAGCCAAACCCGTCGCCGATCTCCAGGAATGCAGCCTGCCCGCGGGTGGTCATCAGGCCCCCCTTAGTGCCATGCGCCCAGCCGGGGTGCCCAGTTGCCCCAGGATCCCGGATGCCAGGGCCTGCATGCCGGCTTGGAAGTCCTGCATGCTCACCGTGTCGGTGCCGTCGGGCAGCCGATAGACGGGGCCGGTCTGGATAGGGATGCTGATGCTGGTGGGAGTGGTGCTCCCGCCGCGAGCCCCGGCCCTTGTGTGGTCGATCACGGTTTCTCTCGGGTGCAGCATCGCCATGAAGCCGCCCTTGTTGTCGAGGCCTCCAGAGCGCGGGGCGCTGCCGGTGTAGCCGCCGCCTTCAAAGCTGGGGACTTGAACTATCGGAATCCGCGGCAGGTCGGGCAGGGCAGGAATCCTGTTGTATCCATCGATAATGTTATTAACCAGCGCTGCAGCAATGTTTACTCTGTCGGCTACAAACTGAAGCACGCTGCGAAACACGTTTCTGATGGTGTTGGCGGCTATCTCGAATGGCTTGGCCAATGCGTTGGCCACATTGCTCACAGCAGAGCTTGCCCAATCCCAGATCGCGGTAATGCCGGTCCGAATAGTTTTGTTCACTGTGTCCACGGCGTTGTAGATGGTTTCGCCAATAGCGCCAACCACCTTGCCAATGTCATCGCGGAAGGCATAGATTAGCACACCCACAGCCGCCAAAGCGGCAGCAATCGCCAGCGGCCAGCCAACAATGGCGGTCGTAAACGTGCCCAGCCCCGCGAGCAGTGGCCCCAGTGCGCCAAGCCAGCCGGTGATGGTTGCACCAATCGCCAGCCCCTTGAAAACGGTCAATATTGCAACCGCTGTTTGGACTAAAGGAATCAAAACTGTAAAGCCGATCGCCAACAATGCCAAGCCGCCGACGGTTGCCTGAATGGGCTCGGGCAAGCCAGCGAAACTGTCAACCACCGTCGTGAGCACAGTCACAATGGCGTCAAGCGCCGGCAGTAATGCCACGGTGATCCCAGTCGCCAAGGCGCCAACCTTGCCGCCCAACATAGCCAGCTTGTCGTTATATTCGTCGGCTTTTTCTGCAAAAGCGCCGGTCATCTTGACGCTTAAGGATTCAATCGCCGCGCCGCCTTGGTTCAGCATCGGGATCATTTTGTCTCCCGCTTTGCCAAAGAGCTGCATTGCCAGGGCTGTTTTCTCCACGCCGTCGGGCATGGTCTTAAACTTATTGGCAATTTCCAATGTCACCTGATCGGCGGTCTTCAGGTTGCCGGCTGCATCCTTAGCGCTCACCCCCAGCGTCCTCAGGGCATTAGCTGTGGGACCCTTGCCGGTCTCAGCGGCTTCGTACATGCCCTTGCTGAGCCTGCCAAGCGCCTTGGCCACGCTGTCGATGTCGGTGCCGCTGGTGACAGCTGCTTTGTTGAATCGGGCCAGGGATTCCACGGTCACGCCGGTGCGCTGGCTGAGGTCGTTAAATTTGTCGCCTACATCAATCGTCCTGCTTACCAACGCCGCCAGTCCGCTCACGGTGGCCACCGGTGCCAATGCACCCAGGGCCCCACTCAACGGGCCAATCCTGCTGGTGAGGTTGTGCGCGGCACCCTCCACCTGCTTGAACTTGCCTTGCAGCGCTGTGATCTGCTCGCCGCCGATGACCTTGGTGGCGATTCTGAGCAAGGCATCCATGTTCATGGCCATCAGTTCGCCCCCTGATTCAGGATCTCGGCCTCGATCACCTGCACGTCTTCCACCACTTGGCCCAGGTTCTTCACTGAATACAGGCTACCGATGGCGATCAGCTCGGAATAGATCAAACCGGTGCGGTGGCCGTTGTCGGTGCGCCACTGAGTCTGGCAACGCAGGAACAGATCCAAGGCGGCCCAGTTCTCAGGCCAGACTTCAAAGTGCTCGGGCGCCTGCGATCCGAGCAGCTCGGCCACGGCCTCAGCGGTCAAGCCCAGGCCCTCGGCCTCTTGCCTCAGCCGCTCTGTATCGACTGGCTTTGCGCCGCTCAGCCAATGCCGCGCGGCGCCTTGGAGTTTCCCCACTTGGCTCCCTCCAGGCTCTCGGCCCAGGCGTCGCACACGGCCTTCGCCACGCCCTGGATTCTCAGGATCTTGTCAGCCGATGCGGCAGTAAAGTCCACCGGCTCGCCATCGTCATCAGTCACGCCAGCCCACCCCGTCAGCACCTCGGCCGCAATGGTTCGATGGTTGACGCCCTCCAGTTCCGGGTCATCCTCGCCACGCTTCAAAAGTGCTGATCGCCTTGCTGATGCCACCAGCAAATAGTCGATCCGCTCTTGATCGAGAAAGGCAAACTCAGCAGTAAAGCTATAGCTTTCGTTTGCCAATTTGCCAGTCACTTTCCATTCGTAGCTAGTGGCGCCGGAAAGTTTGAATCCCATGGGGTGGTGTTGCGGTGAAAGTTCAGAATCGCCAGCCTGAGCCGCTGGGTTTTAGGTGAAGGCCAGAGTCATGGAATCGGTGGCGCCGGGGGCGGAGTTCTTCGCCACGAACGGTAGCTCCAAGCCATACGTGCCGTCCAGGTTCACTTCAGTGGGTGCCCCGAACACGGCATAGGGGATCGTCGGAATCACCCTGTTGCCGGCGGCGGTGCCATGAGTGAGTGTGATGGCCTGGCGGGTGCCGTTGGTGCAGAGCGCGTAGGGGTTGAACGTGGCCAGGTCAGCCGGGCGCACGATGGTGATCGTGCCGCTGACGACGTGGTTCACGATCTGAACCTCTTTGCTGCAGCCGGCGTTATCCCGAAAGAACAGCTCGGGCTCTAGGGTCAGAGTCATCGACTGCACGCACACAGGCAGGCCGCCAATGGTGGCCGTAGCGGTGTTGGCGGCATCAAACACAACCGGCGCCGCCTGGTTGCTGATCGTTGGCGTGACGTTGGCAACGTTGGTTGGCTCAACGTAGATATAGGTCCGGTTGAAAACGATTCGGGGCGCCTCGCCAGAGGTGAACGTGATCTCGAAACCACCGCGACCGCCAAGCCCCTGATGACGTTGGCCATCACCGAAAAACATCAGCTCAGAGCTGGCCAGGCCTTCGGCGGTGACCAGGTTGTAGGTGTTACTCGTGCTCGACACCGTGGTGAGGTTCATTCCCGAACCCAGCAGGAGATGGGAAAATTTCGGCGCGGTGCCGGCGGTGCCGGATCCGCTGAGCTCGATGGGGATGGATGCCTCCACCTTCCGCCTTGCAATCAGTGGCGAGAGGGTGGAGCCAAACGAACCGTCCAGGATCTCCCGATCCAGCGATTCAGCAGACAGCGGGGTGATGCTCACATCAGCCAGCGTCACCAGGTAGTCGGTGCCATTGGTGCTGGCCGTCTGCCCGTAGGTGGCTTCAGCCTTGGAGCAGACAAGAGACTTCCGGTAAAGAGACATTAGAGATCACCAGGGACGGGGGTTGATTGGGCGGGGGGCTCAGCCGCGCAGACCGGCTCAGCCGCTGCAGTCACCAGGTCCCAGTCCTTGCCATCGGCGGAAAGCACAAACTCCCCAGGGTCGGTGGGCGGCGGCGGCAGCGGCTTAGGGGAGGCCATCGTCAATGTTCAGCTGATAGGTCTGATACGTGACAGCGTAGGAACAGCGGAGAATCCCGATCTCGCCGCTCACCCGCTCAGCCTGGCGGCCGGTGGGCATGATCCCGATCACGCCCGGCAGGCTGGGCACACCGGTGACCTCGGCCATCAGCAGCTCATGGGCCCGGACCCAGATTGGATCAGCTAAGAGGGTGAGGGGCGTGCCGCTGATCAGAATGTCTACGTCCAGCTGCATGGTCGTGGTCAACGTTTTGTGCGTTGTGGGGGCGTCGCTCTGGCTGTCCCAATCCAGCGCCACTGCTGGTAGCTCATTGCGTGCCATGGCCTCGGCCCGGTCGCGGTAGACCGTGGCTGCAGCGGCACCGGTGAGGCCGGCCTCAAGGATCACCTTGGTCCCGGCGAGGATCACCTCAGATCGGCTGGTCATGGCTTCGGCTCCTCAGACCTGGCGTCGGAGTGGCGCCGCCGGCCGGGCAGGAAGCGGTTTACGGCGCCTTGGATGGGGCTGGGCACCAACACGCCTAGAGCCCAGTTCCAGCGACTTTCACAGGCCACCCATGGCGACGGAGCCCGGTACTCGCAAATGCCGATGTAGCCGGCCAGCATTGCAGCGGTTATCCAGGTCATAGCTTTCCCGACCTCAGTCGCTCTTCGTGGTCTTCCAGGGTGCTCTGGTGATGGGCGAGCATCTCAAGGATCTTGCCCTCAAAATTTCCAAGACCTTTGGAGATTGCCCAGAGGGCTTTCACCCCCGACGTGGCAGTTGCCCCCACCGTCAGAACGAGCCCCGCCAGGGCGATTGATTCAGCAAGACCCATGATGGTTTCAATCCTGCCTCAGGCTAGGAAGGCTCGCTGGGGGCCCCGAGCGAATCGATCAGGCTCTGGGGTATGTGGTAGCTCACGGCAAGCTGGGCCATGGCTGCGGCAATTTCGGGAGCAACGAGGCTCGCCTCGCGCAGCAGCAGCCATGCACCGACGAACAGGCCAGAATCGCCGGATGGCAGCGAGGCAACCGCGAGTCCGCTTGTGAGACTGGTGAGCGCGTTTACCGCCCTGAGCAGCTGCTCTGTCCGCTCGGCGTTAGCTGTCGGCAGCTCCGCGCCAATGATTGCTTCGGCACCCAACTGCGCGGCCCCTAACATGGGCGATTGCAGCAACTGCCGAAGAAAGCCGCCCCAGTCGGGCGCTGGATCCGGGGGAGGGTGGTAGAGAATTATCGCCGCTTCGATTTCTTCCGGTGGCGTCGTGTTGCGCGACAGCACGATAGGGGGGCGGTTGCCGATCTCGTCGGTGATTGTGATAACATTAGCGGCATAGCTTATGGCCATTACACAAACGCCCCGTATTGCAAAAACACAATCGGCGCTCGACTTAGCCCAAAAACCGTTCCTAGGGTTGCCCCGGTCAAGTCGGGCCAAGTGCCGTACGTTTGAGATATAGTGTAATTAAACATTGCATTAGTGTTATTTACGCCAGTAATAGACGCCGGTCCACAAAGGTTCCAGGCGTGCAGGCTTCCTGCTGGCAGTGTCAGGAATGCCAGAGTAGTGCCGGTGTTGACGTTTACGGCTAGAAAATACGTGCGACCCGCAATTAGGTTAAACGGTGTCCCAAGTGTTTCGCTCAGGTTTGCCGCTGCCGCGCCACTGATTGACGACGTTACACCTATAGGTGTGCCAACAGGCACGGCGTCCGCTGAGGCATAAAAAGCGATTTGAAACAATGATGAAGTAACAGCCGTAGTAACCCTCAACTGCAGCGCATCAACACGCCCAGAGCGTTCAACTTTGAACGGAATGACTGCTAGCGTATTGGCAGGGTTTGCGGCTCCAACAATAACCGCGCCCTGGAAAGGGCAAAACGATTTATTCAGCGCGTACAGGTCGTTGGCTGCTCCCCCCCCGCCACTCGCGGCGATCGTCTGGTTTGGCCAGGATCCGGTAATCGTGACGTTTGCTCCTTGCACCAGTCCGGGAGTTGCGGTGCCGGTGCCACCGTTCGCCACGGGCAGGAGTCCCGTCACCCCGGTAGTCAGGGGCAGGCCGCTTGCGTTTGTCAGCGTCAGCCCCGAGGGCGTGCCGCCGGCCCCGTCGAGCAGGACCGGGGCGCCGGCCGAGCCGACGTTGACCGCCAGGGCCGTGGCGACACCAGTTCCCAGGCCGGTGACGGCTGCAACAGGAAGCCCTGTGGCGTTGGCAAGAGAGAGGCTCGATGGCGTGCCTCCGGCGCCGTTGAACAACACCGGGGCACCGGCTGAGCCGGTGTTGGCCGCCAGGGCCGTGGCGATGCCGGTGCCGAAGCCGCTTATGCCGGTGGCCAGGGGCAGGCCGGTGCAGCTCGTCAGCGTTCCACTGCTGGGAGTGCCCAGAGCAGGGGTGATCAGGGTTGGGCTGTTTGCAAACACCAGTGGCCCGGTGCCGGTTTCATCCGTGATCACCCCGGCGAGCTGCGCCGAGGTGGTGGCCGCAAACTGGCTGAGCGGCTGGCTGACCAGTGCATCGCCGCCGCCGCCACCGGAGACGCTGGCGCTGATCGTCTGGTTGGGCCAAGATCCCGAAATCGTGACGTTGGCACCCTGCACCAGTCCGGGGGTTGCAGTGCCGGTGCCACCAGACGCCACGGGTAGGAGCCCCGTCACCCCCGTGGTCAGGGGCAGGCCGGTTGCGTTGGTGAGAGTAGCGCCGCTGGGTGTGCCCAGGGCTCCACCCAAAACAACCGGGGCGCCGGCCGAGCCGACGTTGACCGCAAGGGCCGTGGCGACACCAGTTCCCAGGCCGGTGATGCTGCCGACGGCTGGAGTGATCGGGGTCGAGCTGGCCGCAGTGATCAGCCCCTTGGCGTTGACCGTGAAGGTCGAGCATGCAGTCGCCGAGCCGAACGACCCCACGTTTGCATTCACCGTCGCAAGAGTCAGAACAGTGGAGCCGCTAGCGTCTCCGGTGTGATTAGCGTTAGAAACTAGGCCGGAATACAGGCTATTTATTGCATTATCGCCCGTGTTGGTGCCGCTACTGGTGCCGCTGAAGGTGCCGTTTTGTGTAGCCAAGCTGCCCAGCCCGAGCGATGCCCGGCCCGTGCTGGCGTCGAGGCCCGTACTGCCGCCGTCCCATCGCAGCCGATCGTTAAACGCCGTGTTCCAGTTGGCCTGGCTGGAGTCAAGGGGCAGGCTGTAGCCAGCAGCAAACGCCAGTGTGATATTTCCGCTGACCGTCACCGGCGAGCCGGTGACCGAGAATCCCGTTGGGGCGTTCAGCCCCACACTAGTCACGGTCCCAGAGCCGCCGCCGCCCCCACCGCCGGCAGCGGCGATAGTTTGGTTTGGCCAAGATCCGCTGATTGTGACGTTTGCGCCAGGCACCAGGCCAGGCGTTGCGGTCCCAGTGCCACCAGACGCCACGGGTAGGATGCCGGTCACGCCCGTGGTCAGCGGCAGGCCGGTTGCGTTGGTGAGAGTGGCGCTGGTGGGGGTGCCCAAAGCCCCGCCGATTGATGCCTTCCCGTCTAGAGCCGCTTGGGTGGCCGTGCTGATCGGCTTGTTGAGGTCGCTGGTGTTGTTGACGTTGGCAAGTCCCACCGTGGCCGCAGTGGCTAGGGCGGCGATGGCGGAGGCCGCTGCGTCCACGGTCACGCCGGCCTGATCCATCGGCACCCGCTCGGCGCCGGTCAGCGCCGCGGCGTTGGGCAGTCCTGTAATCGTTACATCGGCCATGGAATCAGGCTAGGAAGTCAGAGCGTGACCAGGTAGCGGCCATCCAGCGTTGTCAGCTTGAGGCCCGCCAAAGTGATGATGTTGTTCGCGGTGACGGCTGCTGTCACCTTCATCAACGCAACACGGCAGAACGCGCCATCGTCAAACCTCATGGGCGCCGTTTCGGCCTTGTAGGTCTGGCCATTCACGATCACCGTGGAGCCGTATCCCAGGTTGCCGAATGTTGCCGTGGGCACAGTCAACAGGTAGTCGATAACATTGATCTCACCGCCAAGGATCAGCTCGGAGTTAAGGTCGAGAATCCCTACGCCAGAAACGGCCCCGGCGACCACAGGGACGCCGAAGCCGTTGAGGTCGAGGAAAACAGAGAGATCCTCGGTGAAAGCCATCTCAGCTGTACTTTTTCAGGCCGTAGCCAAAGCACGTAACGTTGCTGGAAGCGGCGCCCGTCTCAGCAGTGCAGCTCAAACGAATGTAACGCTTGAGGTCATTGCTATTCAGGGTGATCACCTGCTTTGATGCAGCGTTGGCAATCGCAGCAAAGCCGCCGCCGGTTGCGGCGCCATATGTGGAGTTGTCGGCCGACTCTTCAATGCGGAAGGTCAAGTCAGTGCTAGCGCCAGTGGCAGTGCCGGCCAGGATGATCTGAACATCACCTTCAAATCCATGAAGGTCCACGCCGGTTTGGTTGCCAGTACCGGTGATCGTGGTTGTAGCCAGAAGAGTGAAGTGCTGGAGCTTGTCCAGCGAAAGCTCATGAACAGCCATCGGTTTCTCGGGGGTTGGATTTACGAGGGCGAGGCTTTGCAGCCTCTGAGGCAGTGATCACCACAGGATCAGGATCTGACGCCTGTTCGGCCCTGCCCATGGCTAGCAGGAGCCGAGCAGCAGACGCGCTTATCTCGTTGGCACCAAAGCCAACGGTCACCAGGTCGCCAATCCGAACGGTTCGGCCGGCAATTGAAATTTGGCGCAGCATCCTGATCCTCATGGCTATCACAGGGTGTTGTTACCGCGGCAGAAGGCTTGGGGATGACGCACCGCGTAGTCGATGGCCTGATGAGCCACAACCCGGATGTTGCCTTCCTTGTCCTCTGAGTAGGGGTTTACCTGGAGATCGACGGCACCGAAGAGGCCCAGGACAAGCTGGCTCCAGACACCGAAGAAAACGTCGCCAGTCTCCACCTGGTTGGAGCGGACCACGCCGTAGCTGTTCACGGTGCCGCCAGGCTCAAGAACAAACTGAGCGGTGTTGGCCGCTTTTTCGGTGGTCTTGAAGCCGCCGTAGATGGTGGCGTTGGTGACGTAACCCATGGTGCCAATATCGGCGTCATCGGCCGCGACCTTCGTTTCCATGGAAACGAGCTCCGCGTAAGTCGGCTGGGCGTTGGCAAAATCTTCAGTATTGATGTCGGTGATGATCTTGAGGCCCTCGGGCTGGGAAGAAGATCCCAGGCCATAAAGGGCAACCCGTGCTTGCTCCAGGGCCATCACGGTCACCAGGTCATTACGGACAAACGTCTCAACGTCGATGGAGCTCTGCAGCAACAGCGAACGGGAAAAGCGAGTCCAAGCGCTCATCTCCTTGAGCGTCATCGTGACTTGGCCCACGGAGGGCTCAGATTCGGCGGCGGCCACGCCTTCGCCCTTCCAATAGACCTGGCTGGCGCCGGTCTGCCTGGGGATGCCCACGGGGCCCGTCAGGCCAGCCAGGATGGTGACGCCAAGGCCGGTCAGAAAGTTGCGCTTGCGCAGCATCTCGATGAACGATCCGGGGCGAGCATCAGTGAAGATCAGGTCGCCGGCAGCGGAGGCTTGGCCAGCGGTCAGGGACCGGCTGAGCACATCGTTAGGGATCAAGATGCCTTTGGGGCTCATGCCCATCCGTTGGGCGGCAGCGTTGCTGGCCTCGCGCTCAAAAGCCGCTTCCTCCTGGAAGGCGCGCTCGTTAGGAAAGAGCTGGGCACGCATTGCCTTCAGAAAGCTGAAGCTGCGGGCCTCTTTGTCGGTCAGGCCGATGTCAGCAGAAGCGCCAGCGATCGGCTGGGCAGCAGCGGCCGGGGTGGCGGGCTGCTTGGCGCGCCTGCCAATGGCGGCAAGCACGTCCTTCATGGCCTCAAATTCGGTGGCGCCGCGTTCGATCAGGCCCTGGGCCAGGTCGTCGGTTTTGTGTTCGCGGCAGAGGCCGGTGATTTCGGCGACGCGGGAGCGCTCATCGGCCGCAGCCTGAGCCCGCACCTCGTCGAGATTGATGGCGGTTTCCACTGGTTTATTCGGGGGTTGGGTTGGGTCTGCGGCCGAGGCCGCGGTGTCGCCGATTGCTCGGCCCTGGCCGACGGTGGCGTCGGCTGGAATGGAAACGGTCGAGACCTCCATTGGCGTAAATGCTGTGACCAGCGCCACGCCTTCGCGCGACTTGAGGTCAAGCGGCGCGTCGATGGAGTACATGAAGGAGACGTTGCGGATGATGCCCGCCTCCCAGTTCTGCCGAACCTTCCATTCGTCGGAGCCCTCGGACTTGGTGTTGGGGCTCCAACGAGTGCGAACCATGCCGCGCCCGTCACCGCCCTGCCAAGCCTTCTCGACTCCGCCGAGAACCACATCGGGATTGTGATTCCAGAGCCATGGCGCCGCCCCTGAATTAAGGCGGGCCATGTTCATCGCGCCGGGGTCATGGCTGAGTACCTCCAGCCCGAAGTAGCGCTCAACCGGCTCTTCTGATGAAAAGCTGAACTCGACTACCTCGGGGTCGTCCTCCGCGCGGCACCAGTTCGCCACCACCGCATTCCGGTAGAGCGGCTCGCCGTTGTGGTCGCGTTGTTCCATTGGCGCGGCGTTTCCTGCGCTCAGGCTAGGCACTCTGATCTCATCGCTCATGTCAAAACGTTCTTCGGGTCGTCTGCGTCGTCGTCGGAGTCCGGCTTGCTGGGATCTTCCACCTCGTCGTCCGTTTCCGGCTCGGCGTAGGGGGACCCGCCTTGCAAGTCGTCGGCGGGGTTGGTGTCGAACTGGATGCCCAGCTGCTCAGCCCGCTTTACCTCAGCGGCGCGCGCCAGAAGCAGGTCCTCCAGGTCGCCGCCTTGCTCGCCCACGATCTGCGCCTGCGTCTTGAAGCCGGAGCGGACCAAGTCCTTGTTGGCCGCTGCTTCTTTCTGCGGGTCCACAAACTCCCAGCCGCGCGGGAACCACTTCACCGCCTCGTAGCGCTCTGGAGCCAGGTCGTAGCCCGGGAGCTGCAGGATGCCGGCGCCAACAGCAGCGGCCATCGCACGCTCAAAAACGACCTGACACACGTCTTCGATAATCCAATCCTGCAGGCTGCGCCAGAGCTCCAGCACCTCCAGCCGCTCAAGTCGGCTGCTGCTGTAGTTGGACTGGCTGTAATCCGCGCTCACCGTGGGATAGGGCACGCCGGAGCCGGCGGCCAACGAACGCAGCATGGGCCGCAGGAAGGCTTCGTATTCGGTGTCGGCGTTGCCCAGCTGAGGCACTACAACCTCCTCGCCGGCCGCCAGGTGCTTGAAGACACCGGGCTCGAAATTGGTCAGCCGCTCGCCATCCTCCACGCCATCGCCGACGAGCTCGCCTTCAGGGCTCTGGATGAACCCCATCAGGCTGGAGCGCGCGCGCTTGCCGACCACCTCAGCCTCCTCAAATCCGGCGACGTGGTGCATCCGCTTGATGCTGCTGGCAAACCATGGAACCCCTCTGGTCTGGCCGGGTCGCTCAGGGATAAACAGGTGGATAATCTGCTCAGCAGGCACGTCGGCAGTCTGGTAGCCGACGGCACCTGACACGTCGCCAGGGTGGCGAAGGCGGAAGCGGTAGGCGGTGGGCCGCCCCCAGCGGCTGACCTGAACGCCCATGCGCCACTCGTTGCCGTTGACATCAGGGCCGACGGTGTGCGTCTCGTCGCAGAGATCAGCTTCAAGAATTTCCAGGCCAAGCGGTGTGCCGCTGTTGCCGAACGCCTCGGGTACTAGGCGGATGAACACCTCGCCCGATTCGGGAACGGCGGCCATGGCCTGCCGCAGGATCCGCGCAAACGACAGCTTGCCGGCGGCGTGGATGTGCTCCTTGCGGCAGTAGCGGCGCCACCAAGCCTCGATGCGGTCGTTGGTTGGCTTGTCCAGCCGACCATTGCCGGGCACCATCGGAACGCGCGACTGCATCCGGATACCGCAGCCGATCACGTTGGTGACGATCGCCCGGCGCGCTGCCTGCACGTAGGGGTTGTCTCTGAGCAGCTGCCGTGAGCGATTGCGCAGCCGCACCAGGCTGCCATCGATCTCCGCGTCGGCACTGGTGGAACTCGTCACCCAGTCAGCCGTGAGGCGCGACACCAGGGCGCCTTCATAGGCGCGCCGGCCGCGGCGGGGGGTGGCCGGGGCCTGCTGCTGGGCCTGCTTGCCCTTGCGCTTGCTCATCGCCCAAACCTCACGTAGAGCGAGTGCGGATTACCCAGGCCGGCGGCCACCTTCTCAGCGGCTTTCTCGCGAGCCACGATTGCTTTGAGCTGCGATTCGCGCTGCATCAACTGGCCTAGGTCGGCAGCATCGAAACGCCTGCTGCCGATCGTGTAGCTCTTAAATCCCTTGGTCACGATGGCGCGGATCGCGGCGCGCACCTCGTCGAGTTCTACCTCGGCCTGGCTGCGACCATCGAACGCGTCCGGGCTGCCGGCATAGCTCAGGCTGGCCAGCACCCGGAAGCTGCCAGCTCCCACGGTGATCACCGTGGCGCCGCTGGTGATTCGGCTTTGCCAGCTCCAGGTGCCGGCATCGAAGGCGGCGGATGTGGTGGCACTGATCGCCATGTCCCAGCCGCCATCGGCGCGGGCCGTGCCGGTCACCGTGGCGCCTTCGCTGGCGGTGTTGAAACGCAGGAAGGTGGTGAACGTCCAGACCGCTGAGGTGGCGGCGTTGCAGTCGAGGTCGAGCGCAGCCGGCTCCACCCATGCCACCGTGTCACCGGCGCGGATTGTCGCAGGGACTGTCATAGGCTCAGGCTAGGAAGCCTGATTTACCAGCCAGACACGAAACCACCCGAGCGGGCCGGCGTGCTCGGCCTGGCTTGGCGCTGGGGTGCGGCTGGCTTGGCGAGCTGCGACTCCAGCTGATCCCACATCGTGGCCCGGTTGTAGCGGCGGACCACCAGCTGCAAGGCGGCGTAAGACATGCGGGTGCAGTCGCCGGCTTCGTCATGCGCGCCGTTTGGCAAGTGCCATTCGTACTGGGTGAAGCCCTTCACCACCTTAGCTCGACGCTTCCAGGGAAAAATCTCGTCTAGGAATTGATCACTGCTGCACGCGCCGAGGTGGAGATAGCCGGAGCCCGGCTGCTCATTGCGCAGCCGGCCTTGAAGGTGCGTGATGCTGGTGTCAGTGCCGACGATGTAGAGCAGCAGGCCACGCTTCTGAACCGTCTTGTTCTTTCCGTTCACGTCAATCGGTGAGCCCTTGCCGATCAGCGCTTTGCCCTTCTCACCGTTGCCCTTCATCGGCACCCAGGCTGTGTGCCGGGTGCGGCAGAAGTTGCGAACCGCCACTGTGGCCAGGCCGCCGTCATCGATGCCGCCCAGTGCCATGCGCATCTGCTGGCCGTCGTCGCGGCGCCAGGTGGTTGCGGCGATGTTGTCGAGCTGCTGCCATACCTCCTGCTGCTGGGGGTCGCCGTGGATCTCAAAGTGGCCCAGGTGCCAGCCCTCTTCGCCCTTGCCCCAGCCCCAGAAGGTCACCACCAGCCGCTCACCCAGTGATCCGCCACCGCCTTGAACGTCAACGCCAGCGGTGATCACCAGCACGCCTTTGGGCACACTGCCGACGGGATAGCCGTTGCCAGCCTCGGTGTCCTGGCGACGCTTGGCCAGGCCCTCGGCATTGAACTGGTTCTCGATCTCATCGCGCCAGGGTTCGGCCGCTCGCTTGTTCACCCAACCCTTGAGCAGCACCCGGTCAGCCTTGGCCCTCAGGAACTCATCACGGATCTCGCCCCAGCTCTTCCAGCCCAGCGGCGCATACCACCCGGGCAGGTGAAAACCAGCCGTCATGCCATCGCCTGCAGCGGTCGGCACCCACACACCAGCCGGCAGCATCCGCGCCTTGTGCCGCTCCTCAAATCGCTCACTGCAGTGGATGCACTCGTACCGCACCTCACCGTCTGGCTTGTCCCACTTAAACTGCGGCCAGATCAGAGTCTGCATTTCACCGCAGGCTGGGCAGGGAAGGTGAAACCGGCGGCGATCAGATCGGGTCTCGAACTCCTTCGTCACCCGACACGCTTCGGCCTCGCCCGGGGTGCTGGTGATCAGCGTCTTGCCCCGCGGGAAGTTGGCGGTTCTGCTCTCAAAGTTCTCCAGCGGGTCGCCCTTGTCGTCGAGCTCCAGGGGGTAGCTGCTCACCTCGTCGGCGAACAGGTTGGCCGCTGGCATTGACTGGGCCGACGCTGCTGAGTTGGCCCCGGTGAGCACGAAGAGTCCACCTGGGAACAGCTTCAGAAATGCGCTGTTGCCGCTGTCCCTACTGCGCGGCGGTGGGATCCGCTCGGCGATCACCGGCGTCTCACGGCAGAAGGGCTCCAGCCGTTGTCGGTTCAGCCGCTTGGCCATCTCCAGGGTCGGCACCACCAGCAGGGTTGGCGCCGGCCGCCAGTGGATCACATAGCCCAGCCAATTGAGGCCCGCTTCCGTCTTGCCCAGCTGGCTGCCGAACACCAGCACCACCCGCCGAAACCTGCTGCTGGCGCTCAGCGTGTCCATCGGTTCGCGGAGGTACGGGGTCCGGCTGGTGCGCCACAGGCCCGGCTCTGGGCAGCCCACGCCGCTCAGTTTTCTGTACTGGTCGGCCCATTCGCTCACGGTGCCCAGACTCTCTGGCCTGAGTCCATTCAGGAACGCCTGCCGATAGGCCGCTGCCGCGTCAGCCATCGGCCAGCACCCGCAGCGCCGTGATCACCTCGGCCTCAAGCAGCTGCTCCACCTCAAACCGATCGCCCAGGGCGGCAAGGTCCGCGCTGATCCTGGGGATGATCGACAGCATCACCTCCCGCACGGACTTTGCCAGCGCAAACGCTTCGCGCTCCATCTCGCGGATTGGTCCCACCTCTTCGCGCTCCCGCAGCGCCGCAACTTTGGCGCGCTCAGCGAGGTAGTGCTCCTTCCGGCGCTGGCTGTCGATCAGATCGGGGACCTGATCTTCCGGTAGTCCCTGCACCAGCGCCAGTAGCTGCGCATCGGTGGGCAGGCTGGCCGGTGGCGGCGGTTTGACCTTGGCTGGATGTGGATCCTTGGGCAGGTTGCCGCCGCGGCGAGGCCTGCTGTTGCGGGCCCACAGGTCATCTGCCATCTCCGAATCAATCAGCAACTTGCCGCCCTGGATCACCTCAGCCGCTTTGATCCGCTTCTTTCTTGCGGTGCTGACGGCGGCCTCGCTGCAGCCACGGAGCTTGGCGTATTCGGACTGCGTGACCAGTGGCATTCGCTTAAGTTAAGAAGCCCCAGTCTTAACTTAGGGAACCGCAACGGTTATTAAGGGGGTAGGGGATCACTTGCCTGTCGTGGCCTGGGTTAAAGGGTGGTCAGGCCTGACGCTGGCCGCAAAGCAAGCTCGCGAGTTACCCACGCTTGAGGGTGGCAGGTAGGACCCGCGACCGGGGGGGGGGAGAGTTACCTGGCCGTCCGCAACGCTTCGGCCAGGTAGCGATTGATCAACGGCACCCAGCTGGCGTTGAGGCTGCCGCGAGCGATGCGATCGATCGGCCAACGCCTCGGAATGTTTGGCAGATCGTTGAAGGACAAGACGGACCTGATGCCCTTGCCCTTCAGTCTCTGAAAGACACCGGGTCTGAGCTTGCCCTTCATGTCTCTGAGGGTGAACAGATCACCGCCACCCTTGAGCGCCTTGACCACGGCAGCTTTGCTCATGTTGCCTGAGGCGTTCAGCTTGGCATCACGGCCAGGCCTGTAGGCCTCGGCGATGCTGCCAAGCCTGCGCTCTGACGGTCGCTGAGGCCTGACGCCACCACGGATAGACGGGAGCAGATAGCTCTCTTGGATGGACTTCGGCCGCACCTCTGCCGTCAGGTTTGCCTTGCTGCTCCGCATAGAGACGCGGTAGGCGTTCCGGGTGAACCGTGTCGGCCTGTCAAAGTACTGAGTCGTGGACCTGTTCAGGTCTTCGGCCACCTTCTTGGCAGCGTCATTCAGTGCTCGGCTGGCTGCATAAGGCATCTGCCCTTGGATCTGCGCCAGCCATACTTGGGCCTTGTTGATGCCGCTCATGTCCACGCTGATCTGAATCCCCGCCATCACATTGCCTCACGAACCATCACCACAGTCTGCCAAGGCCTCAAGGCCTGACCAGGGCCACGTATCGGGCCCACTGCTCAAGGGTCACCACGACTCGCCAGGTGCCGCCCCGGAAGCGCACCAGCGTGGCCGCGTGGCTGGCGTTGGCGTTGATGCGCTGCTGCTCGGCTTCCCTCGGCTTTACCCTGGCTGCTGCGGCTGTATCAGCCCAGGACGCCACCTGCACCACATGGCCGGGCACGCCGTCTAGATCGCCGGTGTCGTCAGCACGGCCGGCGCCGAGCTTGCGTCTCACCGGCACCCCTAGCAGATCGGCAAGCAGCGAAGCCGCCTCAAGCTCGGCCCGATCGCCCTTGGCCTTCTGGGGGTTTGCCATAAGGTCAAGGTGCCGAGGCCGAGCGCAGATCGCCAGGGGCGATGCGGTACTCGCACTCAAAGGCGATGATCGGCGGCGGGTCTATCCAATCCCGCCCGCTTGGCGCGGTGCGGCGCATGCAGTCGTCGCACCCCTCGCGCCAGTGCCGCTGGCCATCCTCAAAGCTGCCATCGCCAGGGCAACGGCGGATATGGGCGGGAAGCGTCATTGCGGCGGTCATCAGCAGCAAGCCTTCTGGTCACCCTGCTGCTGCGCCCGCTTGGCCAGCCACTCCGGCAGCGGCGGCAGCGGGCCCGCCATGCCGTTCAGGGTGGCCCAGAGGTAAACGCCCCGTGTCACCTCGCTGTCGTAGGCTTCAAGATTCCAGCGCACCAGGCGCCGGACGGCCTCCCTGGCTACCGCCAGATCGCCACGCAGGTATTCGGCCTCCTGCCGCAGCCCTACGGCGCTTTCGCCAAGCGCTTGATGCAGTAGCAGAATTTCCTTCTCCAACCGCCGGATGGTGCGCCACGGGGCCAGCAGTCGGGCCAGGGTGCGGAGGATGGGACGGCTTATGTTGGCGGGGATGTTCATGGCCGCACCCAAGGAACATCAAAAAAGCCCAACTGACCCCTGAAGGGAACAAACGGCAGCGGCTTTGGATCCTGCAGTACAAACCCATAAGGGCCCTGAAACCATGGTGAATCAGACTGGCGAACGCAAGCAGTAAGATTTACACTGCCAATGATGCCGCCGCGTGGCAAGTTATCTGGCTCAAAGGAATCAAGCAAGTTTGCAATGCTGTCAAAGCAATTGGCATGGACAAAATCCATTGCGTCTAAGTATTGTTTTCTTGTCATACCTTTAGCCGCATGGATCAAGATCCGCCTTTGCAGTCTTGTCTCCCATGTGCGGTTTTCGATGTCTTTGCCGGCCAGCAGGATCAGGCTGGCCCATGGCTGGCGGATACATAGGGCGAGAGTCATTGCTGCCCACCCTCCCCCAACGTCGCCAGGAATGCGCGAACCACGTACCTGCCCGCTGGTGTGTCCAGATCAGCTTCCCGGGCCTGAGCCAGGGTTGGCGGGGGCGGCGGGGGGCTGTAAACCCCCTGAAGGATAAATTTTACGGCGTCCTGCAAGCTCAGGGGACGCCTTGCCAGCTGCTCAAGGGCAATCAGCTCAACAGCTAGGTGCTGCTGAATAGCCGTGACCGTGGGCTTGATCCAGCTGCCGGGATCGTCCTCGATTTTGTCATCCTTTACGATTGCAATGGTGGCCGTACTCGCCAGGCGATCGGTGAGATTGTTTTGTGTGGTGTTCTGGGTGCTCATGGCTTGGGTGGGGTAAAGGTCCAGAAGGAGTCGCCGGTGGCAGCAATGGCGCTGCCGTCGGCTTGGCTGGCTTCCTTGGCTGCATTGGTCTGGGCCTCCAGGCTTTGAACGCCAGCGGGGTAAGTCCAGGACCTGCGGCCAACTGACCAGGAGATCCGCCAGTCGTTGTGACTGAACCCGCCACGGTCGATTTCGCCGGCATCGGCCAGTTCATCAAGCCGGTCCAGTGTCTTAGCGTCGGCAGCCTCCAGAGCGGCTTTGATCTTGCGCAATTCGATCAGGCGATCAATCACTTGATCGGCGGTCATGGCGCCGAGATCAGCCTCAAAAGTTTGAGTGATCTTAGCCATGAGAGATCACCACGGCAAAGAATGCGCAGAAGGCTAGCCATAGGGCCCAGTCGCCGATGCGTTGGCCGACGTCAAGGCGAGGAGAGGTCATG